TCCAGCAGTTGCCTTTACTTCAAAGACACCGTCATCAATCGTCAGAATAGAGATATCGTGCGTACCGCCACCGCAGTCAAAAATTAGAATGTTCTTCTCCCCCTTGGTCTTCTCCAAGCCATAAGCAATAGCAGCGGCAGTTGGCTCGTTGATGATTCGCAGGACATTCAAGCCCGCAATAACACCGGCATCCTTCGTGGCCTGACGCTGAGCATCATTGAAATAGGCGGGGACAGTGATAACCGCATCCTTTACCTCTTCGCCAACATAGGACTCAACCATCTGCTTCATCTTCTGCAGGAGCATCGCTGAAATCTCTTCCGGATAATACTTCTTCTCTCCATCCTTTGTCTGAACAACAATCTGGGGCCTATCACTGGCATCTCCAACAACCTTGAAGGGATAACGCTTAATGTCCTCTTGGACTAAGGGGTCGCTAAACTTACGTCCAATGAGACGCTTAGCATCAAAGACTGTATTTGCTGTATTTCCCGCAGCCTGACTCTTTGCGGCTTCACCGACGAGGCGGTCAGTATCAGTAAACGCCACATAAGAAGGAATGCTACGTGCTCCCGATTCGGAAGCTAGAATCTCAACGCGGTCATTCTGCCAGAGACCCACGCAGCAATATGTTGTCGCCAAATCCATACCAGCACAGTACTTTGAGCCACTCTTATTTGCCATACTGTATGAATATATACAATCTGATTTCTTTAGATTCTTTTTTCAGATTTTTCAGATTTTTTGAATTTTTTTTAGAGCGACTTCGTTGTGTTTTCTCCCATTTTCAAATCTTCATCACTTAATTCACCGCGTTCCAGCCGTTCTTTTTTCTCCTTTAGTTTCTGCTTGATTTTTTCAAGGAAGATAACTTCCTTCATGATATCAGGCAGGTATTTCTCCGATGTTTCTAGCAGATTCCATAGTCCGGTCTTATAATCTGCTGGAACCTTGTCCTTCTCGGTCACAGGAGGTGTTAGCGGACATGTATCCATAAATATCTCAAGTGCTGATGCTTTTAATGCGAATCCTTCAATTTGTCCAGTTTTAGCAAATCCCCGGGTGTTCGGCGAAATCCATTTGAAGAGGGTGATAGAAGCAATTCGTAGACGTTGTAGTGTTTTCCGAATATCTTTCTCTAAGACTTTCCAATCCCCAATGTCTTCAAAGCATTCCATTGTTAGCGTTCCACCATTACAGTCCTTCCCGACTGCTGCTGTTTTCTGCGTGGCAGTCTTAGAAGCAGCTTCTTTCTGTCTAGCAGGACGACCTGCTTCAAATTCATCTTTGGGAACAAGACCCAGTTTCAGATTGAGTGTTGTTTCAAAATTCGCAGCAACACCTGTTCCGACAAAATCGTCTAGGGCACAGACTCGTTTATAAGCAGCATCTACGGATTTTTTTAGCGAAGCGGCTCTTTCAGATACAGCCGAAAAGGTAGGAACATCGTCGAAGGATTCTACTGGTCTCTTGCAAGATTCAGCACCAATTGTTACAAAGAGAATAACAAAAATCAGAATTGATAATAAATAAAAGATTGATATGAAAACCTTCTTACCATCATTACCTGCTAGAAGATTAGTTTTCCACCAAGGAGCATTGGCCATCCCTGACATATATCTAGATATTTTACCGGCATCTGTAACAGGGAAATGGAGTCTTTACGGATTGCTCAAAAACGCCAATGTAATCGCTGTGTACGACCATATGATCCACTTACACGAAAAGATTTACCGCTTTTCTCGTGTCCTCCGCGTAGAACACCCGACAGACCGAATGTCATAGAAAGTCAGCGTGTTACCCGAGAACTTTGCCAGCAAATTATTGTGAATAAATTACCCCGAACAATGCCCCTTGGTTGTCCAGCAGTCTATGTTCCAGTACAGAGTACAAATGCGTCACAAACAACATCGGCTCTTAAAGATACGATAACTGCAACTGAGCCGCGTTTTTATGAATTTATCAAGCCACGCCCTCCTCCCCCGGACTTCTTACAAGTTGCTCGTCAAGTCAGCAGGGCGGGTGAACCCTTGGCAAAAAATACGGCCTGTGCTCTGGGTGAAATAAAAAGGGTTGGATAAATAGAATGAATACTGACAGAAGCCAGACTACTCGTATCCACAAGAAGAAAGCCGCAATTCTTTCTGGATACTACCAGGCCAACCTAACTAATACTCCTGCCAATGCTGCGACAAGACCTGAACAGACGAGCCAGACTAGCGGTGAGGATGTTGCTCTACGGCAGACTGGCTGTGCAGTTTGCACTACGGCGAATCTTGCGAATCCTTACCCGTTGAACGAGCGTAATCCTGGTGCAAAGTAATTCTAACATTTAAAAATACTAGCAGATTAATTACTAATGTCAGTTGTTGTAGATACATCAAATTACATTGGCAATGGATGGACGATAGGAAACCATTTCTTTCAAATAGCAACTGGATATGTCTATGCTAAAAAGTCCGGCCGAAAATTAATTCTACCCCGTCATAATATCCATCCAGAATACGAACATTATAATAAGCAATATGTATATAATGACTGGTATGTTAGTTGGTCACAGTGCGTAGATGATATTCCAGCAGGTGAATTAGCCATCTATAAAGAACCACACTATTCATTTAGTGAAATACCAATTGTATCGTATAATACAGTTTTGCTAGAAGGATATTTTCAGTCATCCAAATATTTTGTTCCTTATAAGGATGAGATTAAAACTCTATTCAAGCCAACAGAAGAAATAAAGCAGATGTGCTTGACTAAATGGGGACATTTACTGCTGGAAGAGAATACGGATATGGTCTTAGTTCATGCTAGAAGAACCGATTATCTTAAGCCTCAGAATATAGCAATCCATAATCCACTTCCCCCATCGTATTATCATAATGCGTTTGCCGAGATCAAGAAACATATAGCGAATCCTTTTTTTATCTTAGTTAGCGATGACCCATCGTATTGGGATTCGGTAACAATTCCAGGTCCAAATACACGTATAAATGAAGCAAATTCAGCTATAACGCTTTATTTTATGACTCGTTTCAAAAACTATATAATTGCAAACAGTTCTTTTTCTTGGTGGGGAGCTTTTTTATCTACTGAGCGTGAACCTTTGGTTATAGCACCTGAAAAATGGTTTGGACCTGCTGGACCGCAAGATTACCAAGATACATTTGAACCGAACTGGATTAAAGTGGGGCAGGTCTAAAGACAGTATGGAATACATTAATAAATGGAGTATATTGACACCTTTTATTATTGTAATTTAGAACACAGACCTGATAGAAAGATTGAGTTTTTAGGAGAAATGGAAAGACTCGGTATTCCAGCAGAAAAAATTCATCGGATTGAATCTGTCTTTACGCAAAATTTCGGTGCCCTTGGTTGTGGAAAAAGTCAGATCTTAGCACTGAAGCATTTTTTAGAATCTGGTAAAGATGTATGTGCTATCTTTGAAGATGACTTTATGTTCACTGAAACAAAAGAGAATATAAATAATATCTTAAGACAGTTTTTTGAAAAAAGGGTATATTTTAATTGTCTAATGCTTGGAGGTAATATTCTTCAAGCAGTATCCACTGAGTTAGCATATCTTAAAAAGGTATATGACGGTCAATGTTGTTCTTCATATGTAGTTACACGCCAATTTGCTTTCCAATTATTACAACTTTGGGAAGAAGCAATTCATCTACAGGAAGAATATATTAAGCATAATGAAAAAGTCTATCATTTTTACTGTATTGACATTGCATGGAAACAATTACAACCGCAAAATCATTGGTTTGTTGTAGAACCAAAATTCGGCCTTCAACGTGAATCGTATTCAGATATTGAACAGAAAATTGTTTTTCATAAGGTTTAATTCTTTAGAGACCCACGACACATCCAGAAGAGCATAAAAGTAGTCAAGCAGTTGATGCCAATGCTGACAAGGAGGATAGCGGCTACAGAAAGATTTTTGGCATAAATTTGGCTGATTCCATATAGACCGCCGACTAGCTGGATGACTGCAAGAAAGTAGAAGAAGTAGCAGTAGTCGTAGGCCCAGACAGGAGGGGTAGTTAAAGGTAACTCCATTTCTAAACTAACTACAGAAAATTCTAATTTAACCCCCCGTTGGGGTCGCTGCCACCGCCGCCACTGCCTCCGCCTCCGCCTCCGCCGCCGTATCCTCCCTCTCCGTTGCCACTGCCTCCGCCGCTGGTGTCTGCGCCGGCATTCGGGCCGCTGGGGCTGCCGCCGCCGCCGGCGATGCATGTTCCTCTTGTAGAATTGAGATCAGTTTGTACGCAATTATACCCTGCACCATAAGCAGTAACACAATCTTCTGTTGAACCGCAAGTACATTGAACTTCAAATCTCTCCTTTAAAGATCCGCGGCACATCCAGAAAAGCATTAATGTCGTCAAGCAGTTAATCGCGATGCTGAGAGCCAAGATAAACGCAACATTCTTATTCTTTCCAATAATCTTGGTGATTCCATAGAGACCGACAACTAGCTGGATGAGTGCAAGAAAGTAGAAGAAATAGCAGTAATCATATGCCCAAAAAGGAGGTGTAGTGTACGGTAGCTGATTCATTTCTATTCTTAACATTGATAAAAAAATATTATATATCTTTTTGTTTTGTTTTATTATTTGTTTATGTTTTATGGATTGGAGATTTACTTTGCACCGGCCTTCTTGGGCTGTACGGCCTTCTTAGGCTGAGCCTTCGGGACCGGGACTGGAGCAACTACCTCCTCAGCCTCCTCGTCATCCTCCTCGGCCGGAGCCGCGGCCTTCTTGGGAAGAACCGCTGCAACCGCAGACTCCTCCTCCTCATCCTCCTCCAGCTGGTTGAAGCGATTTGCGGAGACAGAAGCACGAGGCTGAGCACCACCCGTATTCGCACGATTGACATGCGACGGCGGACCATCATCTACGAAGCCAAAGCCACGGAGACGCTCGGGTAGAGACTCAATGGAGACCTGCTCGGCCTTCCAGCTCGGACCAAACTTGGAACCCGCAATCCAGATACCCGTGCAGCGGATGATAGCACGGATGCGGCTTCCGCGGACAAGGAGTTCCTCCACCGGAACACCCTCATAACGCTTTGGGGCACCCTTTGAGTCAGTCTCATTCGGGTTGTAGAACTCGGTCATGAAGACGCCATCCTTCTGCTTGAGAGCAATCTTGGTCGTTGGCGGATACGGCTTCGGCTTGCCCTCCTTGTCAACCGGAACCTTGACCATCGGCGTGTAGAACGCACTGATGACCTCGCGGCTGGCATTCGCAAGCTTGAACCAGGCCTGAGAGTTGGCCATTGCAAGCTCAATCAGACGCTCATCAAACGCCTTGGCGAACTCATAGAAGGACTTGACCTTCGGATCCATATCGGCATCACGGAAGGAGAGATCAACGCTGTACTTCGGAGCCTTGCCGTCCTTGTCAAAGATATTCATGCCATAGGGGAGCTGCGTCACAGGAGTCTGAACCATCCAGAGGCCACGACCGTCGAACTCAAGGTTCACGGCCTTACCACCATTGTCCAGTACCTTGAGCGGCTTCGCCGTCAGCTTTGCGGGATTAAAATTACTAGGGAGAATTGCAACGGTGGACATATTAGCAAACAGTTATGCCTTAATTGTCCCGAAAAAGGGGCGGTCAAATTTTTTTGAAATGGAATAAAAAGAGTAAATCATTCATTTTTAAACAAGAACATTGGGTATTTGTATCTGATTAAGAAGGGCCATAACCCACTGCTGACTATCTGCTGCTGATTCAAATAACCAGGGAAATGCTTCTGCTGCCTGTGGACAAACCTGCGTAAGAGCAGTTAAAATATACATTGCTCCTAAGACTTTATCATTTCGGTCTTCAGCAGAAGAAACCATCTTTTTCATAATATAACTGTTTGTTGTTCGAATTGTGGACAACTGCTGGATTGCTGTTACACGGCTGATTCCCCAATGAAAGAGCTGTTGAGGAAAAGGAACAATTCTTTCTCGGTCTGCTTGGCTTAATCCTGCACGATGCTGCCAAATATCTAGCAGATTGAGGTAGAAACGTTTTTGTCCACCAAGTGAAAGTGATATAAACCATTCAGGATCTGCTCCATATTGAAGCTCTTCCATTTGAACAAAAATTTCAACTACTTTCATACGCCATCCTTGCTCGGGAGTAATAGCTACTGTTGGAACCCATGATAGTTCCATCTTTCTTTGGCGACGCCATGTGACAAGACGCTGAACTTTTTCTATAATATTGGGTAATATTACTGAACGTGTGTAGGGATTTTTGGTGGATTCATGTTTCTCTGTTGCTTTTTGTGATAGCATAAAGATGCTCCGAATATCAAAAGCATATAATAAATTTTCAGACGCATCACGATAACTAAAGAAAGCATTATTTGAGATATCTTTTACAGCATCAGTACTGAAGAAATCCTCTGAATTTACGCAGACTGATCTATTATAAAATCCAATTCCGTGAAAATGAATATTCCTGTAAATCATCTTCTGACGATACCAGTTTTGAATTTTAGTTATCGTAGGTATCTGAGCATCAATAGAAATCCAGCGAATTGTGTTTTTCAAATGGAAGCCGCAGAACTCTTTTTCTTCTTTTGCAAGATTTCGACATCTTTCGCTATGGTTCTTCTTACTTTTAACAGAGGCACATTGCATTGTAGATTGTACGGGCATCCCAATTCTACTCATCCTCTGGTAGTTTTATTTAAGCGACCCGATAGTTCTCCTGGCACCTAAATGGTCAAAAAAGTTTGCGGATGTGCCCAAAATGGCTCTTTTTCTCCTGGGTCAAATAAAATTTGACGCCCTTTTTTTTGGAAAAGGCAGCCATTCCGCGTTTAAGTATGTCTTCTTCTTCCTCTAGCACTAGTAATAAGATGTCTGCCCCTGCCGCCACTGTCTCAGCCGCCGCCAAGAAGACCACCAAGGCCACGAAGGCCGCCCCTGTAGCTGCCCCGGTAGCCG